CGCTAAAACGCATGGTTGACAAGAAATAACCAATTTAGTATAATAATATTATTAAAACAATCAAGAAGGAGCTAGAAGTATGTCAACTATTCTCGTTAAAAACGGATCGTATCGCAATCAACCTGTGAACGGTATGATCTTTAACTTGGTTAAAGGGTTTCAAACTGGTGCCCGAGGAGGCTATGTGACAGTTCAAGCAGATGGCTATTTTGGCCCAGATGTTCCAGATGTGGTCCGTATCAAAGTAGACTCGATTGAAGATTTAGAGTTTACCACCGACGGTGTGGTCACAGATCGTCCTGTGGCAGTGTCTGCGCCTGCAGAGACTGACGACGAAGTTATGGATCGTATTGGACAGAGATTTGAAATCCTGCAAGAAATGACCCGTGCCACCATTGCCGGTGATGTGCGAGCTATGATCGTTGTAGGCCCTCCTGGTGTGGGCAAGAGCTATGGTGTAGAGTATGAGTTGGAGAAGTCTGGCTTGTTCGAACGCATTACTGGTCGTAAGATCAAGTATGAAGTGATCAAAGGTGCCATGACTCCGATTGGTTTGTATTGCACACTGTACAAACATAGTGACCCTAATAATGTCCTGGTGTTTGACGACTGTGACAGCGTATTCCAAGATGATCTCAGCTTAAACATTCTCAAGGCTGCCTTGGATTCTGGTAAGAAGCGTAGGATCTACTGGAACTCAGACTCAGCCATGTTGCGCCGTGAAGGTGTGCCTGACTGTTTTGACTTCAAAGGTGGCTGTATCTTTATCACCAACTTGAAGTTTGACAACCTGCAGAGCAAGAAGATGAAGGACCATTTAGAAGCACTACAAAGCCGTTGCCACTTCTTGGATCTCACACTCAACACCATGCGTGACAAGTTCTTGCGTATAAAGCAAATCTTCCGTCAAGGTCAGTTGTTTAATGACTATGACTTTACACCAGAAAAAGGTGAAGAAATTCTTAACTTCATGGACGAGAACAAGGAACGACTCCGTGAAATGAGCCTGCGTATGGCACTGAAGATCGCAGACTTGACCAAAGTAAGCGAAACCAATTGGAAGGCATTGGCTGCTAGTACATGTATGAAAAACAGTTAACCGGATTCGAACACGGTTAAATAAACGGTAGCTCCTGGGCAGACTAAACACTGCCCATTTTACAACAGGCACTACGGTGCCTGTTTTTTTGATATTTCAGATATATCTGTGTTAAATTAATGTATGGTTGAACAAATACTCGGTAAGCAACTTAATGTTGTTGGCACTAATAATCTTTACAAGTGGGCCAAGGTTTGGGGGAAAATTCAAAAAAACTATTACAAAGAATCGGTCTATCTACGTCGCGAAAAACAAATTGAAGATTTTGTTTTTCTAAATGAATTTCAAAATATCTTTGTTATCAAAGATACAGATATTTTAAAAAATATCAAAAGCGTAGAATCTCCAACTAAGGCAGATCTGGTGGTCGTAACAGATCAAAAATTCAGTAGAATGCCCTGTACAGGAATAATAGAACACATACAAAACCTACTGGACCAATGTCCTCACCTTTTTCTTTGTTTGAATCGACATTATATCAATATCGATAACACTTACTTTGATACAACGTTGGATGAACATTTCCCATTGGCAATTACACAATGGTTAAAAAAGAATTTGTCCAACACTCAAATTATTGATTTAAGTTTGGACTATTTGGACTTTGGAGATTATTTTACTTGGGTAGTACCTGACAGGATGTATTACATAAAAAAATGCAACTAGTTGAAAAAATATTTACTTCGGATCATAAAACAGACTTTAAAACCAGATATATAAAGTATAGAGCTGGACGTCTAAAACATCAGTATTGGTTATGGAATCGCAAGACACAACAAAAGCTAATAGACCAATACGATGCAAAGATAATAAAAAACTGTGGTCCAGGTCGCACTGCATTTTTTTCCAGTAGCGGATATTATTTAAAAGATATTTGGCCAGAAATTGACTCAATTGAAATATATCCAGTGGTCAAAGAGTTCTATCCAGACGTGATTTTGGTGGCATCTAGAGATCAATTGGCACAACTGCCTTATAAATATGATAACTTTGCAGTGGTAAACAATAGAGGTGATCACTGGGTTGATTCTACCGGACTTACACGGCATTTTAAAAATTATACTGCAATTTTAAACCCAGGTGCGAGAGTGTTTTATTCTCTTAGAGATACCCAGATACAATACAATCGATTAAGAGTCAATGCATCCGAGTATTTTTTATCATGGGCACACAGTTTACAAAGCATGGGTTTAACTTTGGTGTGGTCAGATCTTCGATTTTGTAAAAAAGAAAAAGATGGACTTGGCAATTACGACGGGTTTGAAAATCCAGACACTACAAATGGAAACTTACAGTTTTGGTTTGTATATCAAGGAGATGCATGGAACGTAATTTGAAAATTGTATGTTTTGCCGGCGGCACTTGTGGAGATATGATCGCAGCTATGATTGATCCGCAAGGCATCGATTTCGCCAACAACAAAATGCTGGTTGCAACAGAAAGAAGTCGTTTGAAAAAACCGCACACTTTTGCTAACGACGTTGAAAAAGATCAGTATCTTTTATTGATGCAACAACAATATCGCAGTCTACCAAGTCACGATTTGGATTATCATGTTAATAGAAAACACGAATTTATCAGTATCACTGTACAAGATTTCAAAGTTGCATTATGGGCTGCTGAGCGTTTTAAAAAATTGCATAGGGATACGGTATGGCAAGATATGATCAAATTTTGTGGTGCCAATACGGTAGAGGACTATGCACAAATTTTGATACATTATTCTAATCTGGTCCAGTCCCATACAAAAAAATTACTCAAATTAGAACGTATACTCACCGGGCACGGCATTAATGATTTGAGAGCATTGACAAACGTAGATTTAGACAGTAACATATACAACACTTGGTTATCTAAACAAAATTACGTAGGATAAAGTTTTTTGAAAACAGCAACTATCACGTTACGTGACGAAGTCAACATCAAAATTGAAGGTCTTGAACTAGACGCACGACGGAAACTGGTAAACACATTCAAATACGATGTGCCTTATGCACGTTATTTGCCTGCGGTTAGATTAGGCCGGTGGGACGGAAAAGTTGCGTATTTTCAGCTGGGCGGCAGCACTTATGTGAATCTCTTGCCCGAGATCATACCCATACTTGAAAGTTTCAACTATGACATCGAAGTCAACGATCTGAGAGATTATGCAACTACATTTGAATTCACGCAAGTCAACGAAGACAGTTACAGCCACATAGCCTGGCCCAAAGGTCATCCAGCTGCAGGTGAACCCATGAAACTTCGAGACTATCAGGTGGAAATCATCAACAACTTTTTGACCAATCCACAATGCCTGCAAGAAGTGGCCACAGGCGCAGGTAAGACTGTGATGACTGCGGCCTTGAGTGATGCTGTAACGCCTTATGGACGCAGCATAGTGATTGTGCCCAACAAGAGCTTGGTAACGCAAACAGAAAAAGACTACATCAATATGGGCCTGGATGTGGGTGTGTATTTTGGTGATAGAAAAGAGTGGGGTCGCCAGCACACTATCTGCACTTGGCAAAGTCTAAATGTGCTACTTAAGAATACAAAAAATGGTGTAGGTGATTGTACCATTGGTGAGTTTCTGGAAGGTGTAATATGCGTGATAGTAGATGAGGTTCATATGGCCAAGGCCGATGCGCTGAAGACTCTGCTCACAGGGGTCATGGCCAGGGTGCCCATACGCTGGGGACTCACAGGAACCATCCCCAAAGAAAAGTTTGAAAGTGTGAGCCTGTTGGTTAGTCTGGGTCCAGTGATCAGCAAACTGTCGGCCAGCGAACTGCAGAGCCAGGGCGTACTGGCACAGTGTCATGTGAACATTGTGCAGTTGGAAGATCATGCTGAGTTTACTAACTACCAAAGTGAGCTAAAGTATCTGCTGGAGGAACCCAACAGATTGAAAACCATTGCTGATCTAGTGCGACAAGTCAATGCCACCGGCAACACTCTTGTGTTGGTAGATCGTATTGCCGCCGGACAAGCATTAGTGGATCAACTCGATGATGCGGTATTTGTGAGTGGCGCAACCAAGGCCAAGGACCGACAGGATGAATATGACGAAGTGGCTGAAGCAACAGGTAAAATCATTGTGGCCACCTATGGCGTGGCTGCGGTGGGTATCAATATACCTAGGATTTTTAATCTGGTTCTTGTGGAACCTGGCAAGAGTTTTGTCCGAGTAATACAAAGTATTGGACGTGGTATCCGCAAGGCTGAAGACAAGGATCATGTACAGATCTGGGACGTAACGTCTACTTGTAGATTTGCCAAACGGCACTTGACCAAACGCAAGACCTTTTATAAAGAAGCCAACTATCCATTCACCCAGGAGAAACTGGCCTGGAAGTAAAGGTTGCACTTGCAACAAAATATGTTATAATCAAAGTATGAGAATATTAACACTGGACAATGAGCCATTTGAACTAGATCATCTTCCTGAAGAAGTGGATGATTTAAGATTTGCTATCTTTGATAATTCGGATCCGCGAGACCCAGACTATCACTACATACCTTTGATCTTTTTAGAAAGTTTTACAGCGCCGGCTTTGGTTTTACGAATAGGCGAACACCGCATACGGATGCCGGTGGATTGGCAGATCCTGATTGGCGAACCTGACCTGGGCGATCTAGAAGTGTTGCCATTGACTGCCATCAACGATCGCGGATTCAAAGCCTTCCAGTTCAATCCACTTTCAAGTTTCAGACCTAGTTTCTTGGATGTGGAAATCATCGACGTGTATCAGGAACTGACCTGGTATGCTCCCAAACTCAAAAACGGCCAGATGCTGTGTGTGCCCATTGGTGATGGCAACAAACCTGATTGTGTGTACTTTGTCAAAGATATCAGCAGAAACTGTGAAGTGGTCAACTATAATCAGGCCTGGTAGTGGAAAAACTCAGTATACAAAATGAGATGACGCAGTTTGATCGTAAAAACCGTGGGTTCTACGATGAGCTGACCGACGAAGAACGGAAAAAGTTTTCAAACTATCTCATGATACGCTGGGGCAGCTCGGTGCAAGGTTCAAGAGAATTACAAGAGTTTTATGTAATCGCCACCAACGAGAGATTAAACAAAAGATTTTTTGACATCAACCGCCATCCTCGACTACAGTGGCTCACAGCTACCACGGTCAGTCCAGGATTAGGCGCACAACGACATCCGTGGATAGCTCCTAAAAAGAAAGAAGCCGGTGCCAGCGGAGTTCGAAAACAAATCGCCGAACTGTATCCACACTTGAAAGATGATGAGGTGGAATTGATGAGTCGAATCAACGACAAAAAAGACATAGAGGCCTATGTCAAAGCTCTGGGCCGTGAAAAGTAATGTACGAATGCAGGTACTGCAAAAAAAGTTTTGCCAAAGAAACCAGTTTGGCTGTACACATGTGCGAGCCCAAACGCAGGTATCAAGAACAGGACGAGCGTGGAGTACAACTGGGTCTACATGCCTATCTCAAGTTCTATGAACTCACACAAGGATCAGCCCGACTAAAAACCTTTGATGACTTTGCGGCCAGCCCTTACTATAGAGCATTTGTGAAATTTGGTAGATACTGTGTGGATACCCGGGCTGTCAACCCTCCTAGATTTGTTGAATGGTTGCTCAAACACAACAAGAAGATTGATCATTGGGCTAGAGATACCATGTACACCGAATACTTGGTGGACTATTTGCGTGTGGAGAATGTGAACGATGCCTTGGCCCGTGCCATGGAGTTTGGCATAGACTGGTCGGAACAAAGCGGTCATCCTGCTGAAGACTGTCTACGCTATGGCAATACCAATGCCATGGTCTATGCTGTGACCACAGGTCGTATTAGTCCTTGGGTCGTGTATAATTGTGAGAGTGGACAAAAGTTTTTATCGGAACTGGATGCCACACAAATTGCCATGATCTGGCTCTACATTGACAGCGAAGTGTGGATGAAAAAGTTTGCAGACTATGTGGCTGATCAGGAGTACGTGAAAGAAATGCTACAGAAAGCAGGTTGGTAATGAGTGCAGATATTGATATTGATTTTGCTGATCGTGACCAAGTGTTAAAATTGATACACGCAGTTCCTGCACGTCAAGTCAATCAAGATCAAGTGCGCCGACACAACAGTGGTGTATATGCCACTGATATTCCTTGGGATCCTGTGAATCGTTGTGCAGCCATAGACTATGAAATCGCTGAGCAACTGGGCTATTTCAAGATTGATCTGCTGAACATGAATGTGTATCAATTGATTAAAAGTCCAGAGCACTATCAGCAAATGTTAGAAACGCAACCACCTTGGAGTCGTTTGTGGACCGACTCGGCATGGGCTAGTCAGTTGGCACACGTGGGTAACTACACCGACTTGTTGAAGTCCATGCAACCAGACTCAATTCCTAGAATGGCAGCATTTATTTCAATTATTCGTCCCGGCAAAGCACACTTACAAAATCAACCTTGGGACCAGGTGTTTGCTTCGGTTTGGGATGGCGATGACAGTCAAGGATTTGTGTTTAAAAAATCTCATGCTATTTCTTATGCTGCACTAGTTACCCTTCATATGAATCTATTGACTTAATAATTGAAGTAATCTTTGCGGCACCAGGCATGTCCCCAAACTTCGAGAGTATCTGGGCTGTCAGAAAGTGACAACATGTAGTCCCAGTGTTTATGATAGCAGTTATCAGCATCCAGTTGTAGGATGTCACACAGGTATTTGCTCCCTCCTTTACAAAACAACAAATCAAACTCTACTTTTTTACTTCCGGCCAAAGGCGTCGAAACAAATCTTTCGGGTTTTTGCAACAGAGTATCCACCGCATTGATTCGATCTTGTGCTGTTATTTCATTTAATGGTTTTGATATTTGTTGATCGATTAACCATTGTTTGTTGGTATACGGATCTAAATGAGAGATTTTGTTTCGACTCAGATAAGTTTTTACATAAAACTCCCAGGATATTTTGTCAAAATCTGTTTTGTCGCTGCTGACAATAGACACCACATCTACAGCGCCTGTTTGAATTTTGTCTTGTATGATTTGAGTATCATATCCATGGAAGGATCCTGCCACGCACCATTCGGCCTCTGGTGATAATTCTAGTCGTTTACGCCATATAGCATCAAACGACATGCCCTTATCTAGCATTTTTGTGAACCGCATGTGGCCATAACTTTGACCGGTCGCAGGATCTATGCACCAGTGATTGTCAAGAAAGTTTGGTAACGTTCCTAGCCATCCTGCAACAAAATCAACTCGGTAACCGGGGCCCCCGGATATCAACAATAATTTAACTTTGAGCACTTAATCTACTTTTCGCACAAGAGTAATACTTTTGCGTTTGCTTTTTTTACGGGCTATTTCACTGAGACTGCATATGGGCCCGTGCAAGATTTCAAGATCTTTGTTGGTGAATGTACGCAAGTAAGGTCTGAATAAATCCCAATCACCTTTAAGAAATATGTTTATAGGCACAGTTCTGTTGCTTTCCCACCACCAAACATTGGCCAGTTCTAGAAATCTGCGTTTGATTTCTAGATCTTGTATGGCTCCAAAATCATAGATCGTGGTTATGGCATCGTCTTGATTTTGTATGATGCCCACATATTCAGTGGTAGCATACACACACAAGGTAATAAACGGATATTTTTCCGCTAGTTGGGCAAAAAAATCAGTGCTCATAAGTTACGGATATTTACCAAACCGTTTTAGCCCTGTCGAGATTCCGCTAAATACTCTGTATGTATTCCACCCAAGCCTATATCTATCAGCAGATCACCAGAGTCTTGCTCATGGACACCGGCGCGGGCGAAACTTTTATCTATAGGTATGATCCTGTGTACGCCAAAGTCCTGACCATAAACAAAGGTGTTGATAATGTGTTGTTGTTTGAGTTTATCAACCAACAAGAAAAACCTGTGAACATCACAGGTAGCACGTTCCTGTTCCGGGTGATCAGCACCGAAGGTGATGTTTTACTTTTAGAAAAACCCATGGTCATACTCAATGCACCCACTGGGCGGGCCAAAGTTACTTTGACCAGTGCAGAACTTTTAGAAGTGTTGGCACAACCTGCCAACTACAGCATACAACGCAGCAGCGGCAACCTAGTAGAAGCTGTGTTTGTTGACGCACAGGCAGGAGCCCGTGCTCCTGTAAACATTGTAGACAGCATACTGCCACAGTATGTGCCGTCGGCTCCGCTGACTATACCCACTGTCAAACTCAGTGCTCAAGGTAGTCCCGACGGGATAGGATGGACCCAATGGCCCAGCAATCCATACTATTCTGGCAACCCCAATGGTGGAAACTATTACAACAGTTTTTTAAACACTGAATATTTTAGTAGTTTTATTGAACCCACCAAAGGAATTACCACAGTGCAGATGACCTTGGATGGCTACACCGGTACAATCAAAGCTCAGGCTGCAGAAAATTATCAAAGCATATTCTACAATGTAACAGAGTCTACTACCTATCTCAACGAAACCAGAACCATATACATGAACATTGTAGGATGGCATCCTATAATTAGATTGTGTTTCAACAACAGCATTTTTGCTGTGCCCGATCAACCCGGTACTCCTGCTTTGGCCACTGCTGTGACCGAAGATGGTGTAGTTACAGCTATTAATGTAGTAAATGGTGGAAGTGGATACTTGGCTCCGCCCAAAATCAACATCATAGGCAGCGGTTCAGGAGCAACAGCAGAAGCCACCATTTCGGGCGGTGTGGTCACCGGGGTCACCGTGACCAATGGTGGCAGTGGTTATTGGTATCTGCCCAATGCCGGCTCGACCAGTGTGACCAGCCCGACTCCTCCTTCGGTGTCCAGTGCCGCTGTGGTTATCAGCACAGGTTATGTGCTAGATCTTTTATACCGATAAAACCAATCTAGCTTGAATCTTACCAAAAATCATGTTATACTTGATACATGATTGATGTGATCTCTTATCTGCCCGCAAGACGCAAGCCAAGTGCATCGGGCTGGACGAGTTTCAATGCTCCCTGTTGTGAACATAATGGTGAAACCCGAGATCGTCGCAGTCGTGGTGGTATCAAGACCAGTGATGCAGGCTGGAGCTATCACTGTTTCAACTGTGGCTACACTGCCAGCTTTATCATAGGTCGTCAACTCAGTTACAAGGCTCGTCGACTGCTAGGATGGATGGGTGTGCCGCACGAAGAAATAGAACGCATCAATCTTGAAAGTCTGCGCCATCGCAACATGGAAGGCTTGTTGACAGATCGTCAAAGATTAAGCAACACACTACAGGGCATTGAATTTGAAGAACGCGACCTGCCACCGGCCGCAGAACTGGTCACTACAACTCATAGTCCGCACTGGAATTACTTGCGTGGCCGTGCCGTACCCGAAGACTATCCTGTGATGACTGTGCTGGAAAATGACAGTGTGCATTGGACTCGTCCACAGGTCATAGTGCCATTTACCTATGACAATCGTGTGGTAGGCTACAGCAGTCGCATGCTGGACAATCGACAACCTCGGTACATACATGACACACAGCCCGGCTATGTGTTTGGCACAGACTTGCAAGGAGCAACGTGGCGCTATGCTATTGTAGTTGAAGGTGTATTTGATGCACTTTCGATCGGGGGCTTGGCTGTGTTACATGCCGAGATCAATGATGCACAGGTCAGGCTCATACGCAGCCTGGATAGAGAAATCATAGTGGTCCCGGATCAAGATGCAGCCGGCATGAAGTTGGTGGACCGTGCTGTGGAACTGGGGTGGTCGGTAAGCATGCCCGCCTGGCCAGCAGATGTCAAGGATGTCAACGATGCTGTGATTCGTTGGGGCAGATTAGCAACTTTGATAACTATCTTGCAGGCCAGAGAAACCAGTAAAATCAAAATAGAACTAAGGAAGAAACAACTTGTTAAAAAAATACAGTAGATTGTGGGTGTTTGGCGACAGCCACGCTCATCCTGGAATAGGCGTAGAACCACAAGACAGTTTTTGGGGCCTAACAGCAGTTGCATTAAATGTTGATACAATAATCAATTGTAGCAGACCTAAATTAAGTTTTGATAGCATATGTCATGTGTTGGTAGGGGAACAACCCGCCTATGATTTTGACCAAGATTTTTTTATAATTGGACTCCCACCTTTAGAGAGAATTACTGTATTTGATGATTACAAGGATACCAAATTATCTAGTTTTACATATGACACAAAGACCTGGCAGGCAAAACAGAGTGATTTAAATAGCCATACCGGATTAGTTAATTTACAATACAAAGACCTTGATAAAATGTCAGTATTAATCAGTGATCGTAGTTGGTTAGAGACACAAGTATTACGTCAAATCTTTTTAATTACACAATGGCTGGATAATTGTGGTGCTAATTATCTTATTGTAAATCTTAGTAAAAATCTAGACAGTAACAATCATTGGGGTCCTAGTGGTTACATACTAGACTATTGTTTAAATCATTCAAGATGTGTATTGTTTAGCGACTCATTGTATGATACAAATTTGAAAATCAATGAACCAGTAGACATCGATCAATACGGTTGGTTTGGGCATCACGGATCAGCTGGGAATAAACAATTTTTTAAAGCAAGCATAAAGGATAAACTTTGTTAAAAGACTACGGACTTGAAGTCCAACGCCTATTCTTAGAAATGATGTTGCAAGACGCAGCGAGCTATGTGCGTGTGCAGAACATTTACAATCCCGAAAACTTTGATAGAAGTTTAAGACCGGCGGCTGAGTTTATCGCCCGGCACAGCAACGATCACAAGACCCTGCCCACTGCAGAACAGATCAAGGCCGCCACTGGCATTGCCTTGAACCATATTCCAGATCTCAACGACGGACACTTTGAGTGGTTCATGGACGAGTTTGAAGGATTTACACGCCGCCAGGAATTGGAAAGGGCAATCTTGAAGTCAGCAGACCTGCTGGAAAAAGGCGAGTATGATCCTGTAGAGAAACTGATCAAGGATGCGGTACAGATCAGCTTAACCAAGGACATGGGCACAGACTACTGGTCAGATCCCAAAGCAAGGATCAACAAATACTTCAATTCGGGCGGGCAGGTGTCAACAGGTTGGCCACAGATGGACAAGATCTTGTATGGTGGATTTAGTCGTGGTGAACTGAATATATTTGCAGGTGGATCGGGTAGTGGTAAGTCGCTTGTGATGATGAACATAGCCTTGAGCTGGTTGCAGGCTGGCTTGTCTGGTGTGTATATCAGTTTAGAGTTAAGTGAAGAACTGTGTGCCTTGAGAACCGATGCCATGCTGGCAGGCATGAGCACCAAAGAGATCCGCAAGGACATTGATCAGACTGAACTCAAGGTCAAACTTGTGAGCAAGAAAGCCGGACAGTATCGTATCAAGGCTCTGCCAGCACAAAGCAACATCAATGATATAAGAAGCTATATCAAAGAGGTGCAAGTGCAAACCGGACTAAAGGTAGATTTTGTCATGTGTGACTACTTGGACTTGCTGATGCCAGTCAGCGCCAAAGTCAGCCCCAATGACCTGTTTGTCAAAGACAAGTATGTTTCAGAAGAATTACGCAATCTGGCCAAAGAACTCAATGTGCTGTTTGTGACAGCGTCACAGTTGAATCGTAGTGCGGTAGAAGAAATAGAGTTTGATCACAGCCATATTTCGGGTGGTATTTCAAAGATCAACACAGCCGACAACGTGTTTGGTATCTTCACTTCAAGAGCCATGCGTGAACGTGGCAAGTATCAGATCCAGTGCATGAAGAGCCGAAGCAGTACAGGTGTAGGACAAAAGATTGATCTGGACTACAATATCGAAACCATGCGCATCACTGACCCAGGCGAAGAAGCTGGATCAGTCAACGCATTCCGCAAGCCCGACATCCTGGCCAGTATCAAAACACAAAGTCGCATGTCCACGCCGGTAGAAGAAGAAATCGTAGAATCTGGAAAAATCACAGCCGATGTACAAAGTGCCAAACTCAAACAACTTTTGGGCAAAATCAAGACCACGTGATTGCATATCAAGACATAAGAGATGTTCATCTAGAAATCTCTAGCCTTTGCAATGCCAGTTGCCCATGGTGTCCAAGAACCTTTTGGGGCTATCCCTACAACGGCGGCTATCCTGAAACAAATTTAAGCCTTGAATCAGCCCGGCTGATCTTTTCAAGTGACTTTTTAAAACAGTTGACCAGCATCAGGATCAATGGCAATTTTGGTGACATAGTAATGAATCCTCAAGGTGCTGATATAATTGACTATTTTTTTGAACACAATCCAACCCTGGAAGTCACTGTAAGCACCAATGGTGGAGCCCGCAGTCGTGAGTTTTGGATCCAATTGGCAGGCTCACCTGTAACAGTTTTATTCTGCCTGGATGGCCTGGAAGACACACATCATTTGTACAGGCAAAATACAGTCTGGTCCACGGTGATTCGTAATGCGCGAACATTTATCGATTCCGGGGGCCGTGCTGTTTGGAAAATGATAAGATTCGATCACAATCAGCATCAGGTCGATCAGTGTCGGCAGTTGAGCCAAGAGCTTGGTTTCGTGGATTTTAAACTAATCGAGGATGGGCGTGATACCGCACCCGTGTTTGACAGAGATGGAAACTTGATCCATGTGTTGGGCAACTATACAGGCCCTAGAGAATTTCCGGTCTTGTTCCATAAAAAAATCACGGACACGGTGTTGCTGGAAGACATAGTGGCAGATCGCGTACCGGCAAAATCCATGGCCTGTCAGACACAGATTTTGAAATCCATTTATATAGCTGCCAATGGTGATGTTAGTCCATGTTGTTTCACAGGATTTTATCCTAAAACTTATGGCCACGGTCAGTATCATGAAGCGGCCAATGCACAACTGGTTCCCTTGATGGCAAAAAACAATGCCCTGGAACACAGCCTGCAGGAGTGCATAGAATGGTTTAAACTGGTCGAAAATAGCTGGAAATTTGAAACCTACCAGCAAGGACACCTGATCATTTGTGACGACAACTGTGGCCAAAACCCATAAATACAAAAAAGGTCCTGGTCCAAAATGCAGAAAAAAACAAGAAGTTTATTAGAAGAACTAGATGCCATGTACATCCAGCGCGATCAGCGCCATGTCATAGAAAACCGTGCCAGCAACGTGATTGCAAGTGCCATACGTTTGATGGAGCAGATTGACGAAACCTATCCAGATGAACAGGCTGAAAATTTAAAACGCAAACTGCTCAACGCCATCAACCAGCGTGATCCGGCAAAATTTACTCGCACAGTGAGGCGCACCGATGCAAATTCATGAAGTGACCAAACCTCAACTTGACGAAGGCATAGCCAGTGCCTTGGGCAGCATCGTGGGCGGAGCCCGGGCGGGCCTTGCCAGTGCCGGACAGGCTCTCACCGGAGGTGGTGCTTTTTCGGCGGCCATGAAAGATCCCATGCGCCAACAACAGTTGAAAATGCTGGCCAACAAAAGCTACGATGCCTGGAAAGCCTACGAAAAGACTCTATTACAGTCCAATCCTGATGCCCGGCAAACTCCTATGTATCAACAAGCTCTTTTGGCCTTTGTGACCAAAAATTTGCTTGGCGGTCAATACCTGCCCAATGTCATAAACAAACAGCAAATACAGGCCTTGGTCAAACAATTAAGTCAACCCGGCGCAACTGCTAAAACACAGCCTGCCACGAATACAACACCTACTGCCAACAATCCGGCCAAGTCCGCCCCAGGAGTGATGCCTGCCAGTGTCGCCGGCAGTGCGCAAGGACAAAGAATGCAACAGGCATACGGACAACCCCGAGGTGGAATCGAGGGCATGCAATCCGATCTCGAAGAAGCAAGCCTACCGGATGCCATCAAGGGCAACGTACAACAGTGGAAAGACACCTATAACAAACTCAAACCTGCGGCCAAACCTGCTCCAACCGCAGGCACCAGCCTTGGAGCCAAAGAGATACCTGGCAAGTCAGCCTTACTCAAAGGCAAAGCACAACCGAGACAACCACAATTTGCTCCTACACCACAGTCGCAGACCGCAACACCACCCAATCCAGCCGCCTTATCTACACAACAAGAAAAAGATCTTTGGTTCAAGCTCATACAACAGGCTGCCGTGGCTACTACTACGGCACCCGGAACTGGATCGACCAAAGCCGCGGATGATGAGCTCCTGGGCAGTTCTGAAGCCGGTGATGCCAGATCCTATGCCCAAGAATTTGGCGATTATCTCAAGCCTGAAGAAGTCACCGCACTCAAAAAATTTGCCAGTGGGTCTGTTTCAAAATTTGGTAGTCAGCAGGTCAAAAGCACAGGAAACCCTGTGGCCGATGCCATGTTGCTGTTGTCCGGATTCCGAGGCATATAATGAATATCTTTGAAGGTGGCAATGTATTCAAGGATGCTGACGGTCGGAGTTTGACTCAGCGCATTAATCAGACTGATGTCAAAAGTACCTTGGCCTGGTTGGAAGAACTGGTACCTGGCCTGGATTTACAAAACAACACTCTTGGCAGCACTGGCATCAAAGATACATCAGGTGATCTAGACATCGCCGTGGATACTGCACAGGTCAGCAAAGATCAAATGGTGGCTCAGCTCGCACGCTGGGCCCAAAGCCACGGATTCAAACCTGAGGAATGGGTTCGAAAATCTGGTACAGCAGTGCATTTCAAAACACCCATCAATGGTCGCCCTGACCTGGGATTTGTGCAGACCGACTTTATGTTTTTGAACAATGTGCCTTGGTCAAAGTTTGTGTTGGGCGCCATGCCTGCAGATTCAAAATACAAAGGCAAAGAACGCAATGTGCTGATGAATTCAATAGCCAAGAGCCTGGGCTACAAGCTAAATCAGATAGCTGGCATAGCCGATCGCAACACCAACGAAATCATCACAGACGATCCCGATGCCGTGGCCAAGATGTTGCTGAACCGAACAGCCACACGTCAGGACCTGGCATCAGTGGAAAGTATACTACAAGCACTCAGCACCGATCCTGAACGTGAAGCCAAGTTGGCCGACTTCCGTGAACACATGAAGCGAGAAGGCCTACCTTTCTTGGAAAGTGCCGACTTGTATCGTCCTGTGTCAGATGTGCATTTCTTAAGTCGCCTGCGTGATCGTATCGTCAATCAAGGCATGACGCCCTTGATTGAGTCCACTTTGATGGAAGCCGAGGCTCGCATACCACACATAGAAGACTTGGTTTTTGATCGTGGCACACGTGGTGCAGAAGAAGCCATGCAGATCATAAAGGATGCTGCTGCGGATACTCGCAAGACCACCACGGTCAAATGGGATGGCAAACCCGCTATTATCTGGGGCCGCGACGAACAAGGTCGTTTTGTTCTCACAGACAAGAGCGGATTTGGTGCCAAAGGTTACAAGGGCCGTGCTACCAGTATACAGCAGTTGGCTGGTATCATGAATCAGCGTGGCGGGGAACGTGGTGAGTTGATAGGCATTTATGCTAAACTATGGCCCATGCTGGAAGCTGCCACGCCTGAAAACTTCCGCGGATACTTGCAAGGCGATCTGCTGTACACTGAAACTCCACCTGAAGTTTCAGGCAACTATGAATTCAAACCCAACTTTGTGGAATATCGCATTCCGGCCTCCAGCAAGTTGGGCCAGGCTATTGGTGCCAGTGAAGTGGGCATAGCCATGCATACCCGATACAAAACTGCCGATGCCGCTGCGGAACCCATAAAAAGTGCAAATCTAGATTCAGTGCCAGGCCTGCTCATCATAGAGCCCACGGTCAAAGACATCAAGAATGTCACACCCAACAAAAAGCTCGTAGATCAACTGCGTGCAGTGGTCAGCTCTCACGGTGCTGACATCAACGGTCTGTTCAATCCTGCTGAACTTCGTGGTGCACAACTCAGTGACCTGCCTGCCTTGTGCAAACGCTACATCAACAGCAGGATCACCACTGACTATGAAAATTTATTGCCAGACTTTGGAGCTTGGTTGCAGAAAAACGTGACCTCAAGAAAATACAACAACATAGTGGAATACCTACAAAGCCCTAGAAGCAACATGTCGGGCATCACAGCCGCATTCACAGCATTTTTGCTGTTGCATGAAATCAAGATGGACATGCTGGCGCAGTTGGATCGCCAACAGCCCGGACAAGAAGGCTGGGTGCTGGCCACTCCTGCAGGCCGTGCCAAGCTGGTCAATAGATTTGGGTTCAGCGCCGGAAACAGGATCTTAAACAACCCCAATTTGGTTACCTAACTCCTGATTTTTTCCAAAAGACATAAATAAAAGTAGGCCCACAGTGGCCATATATTAAGGAGATTTAAAATGGCATTTATTACTAAAGTTTCTGGTGGCTCACAACCAGTATTTGCAACAGACGTATTAAACGGTAACGTTGCTCAAGGTGCAAACATTGTTGCACAAGGTCCTGTTCAAGTAGCTGGTCCTAAGCTAGACTTTTACACTTTTACAGCTAACGCAACTCTAGTTGCTCAAGGTGGTGTAAATGGTTTTGTTGCTAACGTTATCCAAGCGTTACAACAGACAACCACGGTTGCTATGTATCAAGTTCCAACAACAACAACCATTGCAGTTGCTTCATACCCAACTGGCGCATTTGCCAACGTTGCTACAGCTTTGGCTGCTGCGCAAGGTGCGAATGCCACAATCGGTATCAGTTCTGCCACCGGCACAGCTGCATTCACAAATTTGGCTGATATCTAATCAGTTGGATTTGTAAACACACTAAACCCGCTCCGGCGGGTTTTTTGTTGACTTTATTGATCACCGTGTTACAATAGTTAAATACATCATGGAAGTCAGTAAAATCACTGAAGTAACTATATTTGAAAGCCCCGACGGTGGCCGCACAGTGTATGCCAGAAAACCCGGCACCATCAAACGAGAGTTGCATTGGCAAGATCCTAACCTGCAACAAGAACTCAAAGAACTAGAAGCACAAAAACGCTGGGTGGACATATTCCAAGCCCGTAAAGACAATCCAGAACTGGATCGACTGTGCGAGCAGGTGGAAATCATCTATGAACTAGGTCGACAAGAATGAGATACATGTGCCAAACCCTGTTTGATATCACAGCCACCGGAGTCACAGGACACTGCAAGATCACACGCATGCCATTTCATGACCGTGCTGGCCAGGAAATCCGTGACACTGAAAGTTGGAATCGTAGCCGCAATCAACAACGCAACTGGGAAACCATAACACAAATACTGGGCCTGCGCACACAGTTGTTTGACCTTACTGATCCAGTGTTGGACATCACTGGCACACGCTGGATGTTTGAATTTGAAACCGAAAGCCAAGGTATCTATGGCGACGAAGCCGACCCTACACAGGTCCTGCGTGCAGACGCAGAAGGTGTGCCCATGTTGATAGCACTAAACAACCAACCCGATGTTGATCCTTACCTAGTGACCTCGGGCCCACGCCAGAACATTTGGTTTGCACCTGTGTCCATAAATACTTGATCATGAGCGAAGCCACTGAAATTGAAAAGAAGAGCTTGGAAGCACACGTAGAACTGTGTGCCGAACGCTACAACCAACTGGAAGCCAGGTTCGAGCATGTGGATGGCAAGATCAACCACTTGGAAATCCTGTTGCGTGAAGTGCATGACATGGTGCAACGCATGAGTGAAAAACGCACAGATCAAGTCATAGGTTGGGGTGTGGGCCTGATTGGTGCTCTGTCAGCCGCTGTGATATATCTAGTCACCAACTACGTATTCAAATGATTCGAGAACAAGATGTTGAGCGCATGTTCCGCCAGGAATTTCGCGATCTCATGCCCAATGTAATTTACCAAAATGACGATGGAGTTTATCAAGTGTTTGACCGCTACAGGATCCTGCCAGTAAAAACAGGTTATACAGTGTTTTGTTCGGCCACGGAAGTGGGCACATTCATCTCTACTCGTTCAGCCCTAAGCTGGTGCATAGCCGACAAAAATCGTGCCTACAACACTGCCCGAGAACTACTGGAAACCGACCGTAAATTGGCTTATTTGTCACACGACATAGCCACTCGCGCCGGTATTGGTGATCGCAGCCGTGATCCGGTGTTGCGCGAAACCATTTTGGCCAAGCTGGAAAGCAAGATCATCCACAAAAAACACTTGGAAAATCAACTGACCAAATGTGTCAAGTGGGCTAAATAT